AGCACTGGAAATCACAACTGCAAAACACAAAATCAAACAAATGGAAAAAGAGCTCTATGAGTATTTGCTTTACACAGGACAGCAAGAGTTTTATAATGATATGATGCGTGAACGCAGAGCTATCAGAGAAGCAAGAATGCGTGAAGCAAAAAGAAGAGCAGAACATAAAGCATTTTGGACTGATGTAATTATAGGTGGCACTGCAATATTATCAGCAATAGGTATTGTAGGCTGGACATTTATGTTCATAGCCAGTTATGCATAGATAAATATTACTATGAAATGGTTATACAGCGGATGGGCCGTTGCCATCACTATTGTGTTACTTGCGGCTCTGAGAGTTGCTGATCCTATACCACTTCAAAGTCTGAGATCACAGACATTCGATTACTACCAACAATTAGATGAAGTTAAACAAAGCAACGAAGTTGTGGTAATAAACATAGGTGAAAAGAGCCTACAACAATGGGGACAATGGCCATGGCCGAGACAGAATTTTGCACAACTGATAAGCGATTTGAGAACACAGAATGGGGGCATTATAGGGCTGAATATTATGTTTCCGGAACCGGACAGGTTTGGAGGCGATCTGATTTTATCGAGTTGGATAAACGAGAATGGAGTCGTTTTAAGCCAGACACCATCAGCCAGAGGGGTGAGGAGTTCAGGCCCGCACATTGGAACGGCAACGATAGGTCCTTCGAGCCCGACAGACTTCTTGCTAAGTTGGCCAAATCTCGTCGTAAATATTTCAGAACTCGAACAGTCGGCTGATGGCATAGGTGTTATAGCATCAGCACCACAACCAGATAATCAAACAAGAACATATCCATTAGCAATTGGGGTAGAGGGTAAAATATATCCAAGTTTTGCTATTGAGATGTTGCGTACATATACGCAAAAGCCAAGTTATATGTTAAAAACAAGTGAAATAGGTGTACAAGAATTTGCAGTACCACCTTTTGATCCTATAGTAACACAACCAGACGGAACAGCATACATACGGTTTAATAACACTTTTGAAGAATACGAATATACAGATGCGAGTAAACTGCCTGACTTAGGTGGAAAGTTTGTTATAGTGGGTGTTAGTGCTGAAGGTATAAGTAACCCAGTACCTACTCCAAGAGGCAATATCCTGCCACAGCAAATACAAGCGTCTATGCTACAAAATTTTATTGACGGCAGTAACATTACCAGATCAGAATTATCGTCGCTTGTAGAGCTTCTGTGTGCGTTGTGCGGCATGATTTTAATAGCATTAGCAATATACAAGTTACCTATATGGGCTGGATTGTTTACTACAGTGTGCATTATAGGGGGAATTGTATATTATAGTGTACATTCTTACACTGCCAATTTAATTTTATTTGATGCTACTTTTCCCGCACTGAGTGCGTTCTTGATATTCACACAAAGTTCGTTTAACAACTTTTGGATACAGTTTAAGTTGCGTGAACAAATCAAAAAGCAATTTGAACATTACCTTGCTCCTGCAATGGTAAAAAGATTACAGAAGAATCCAGAACTGTTACAGTTAGGCGGCGAAACAAAAACAATGACATATTTGTTTTCAGACATACGTGGCTTCACACCTATCTCAGAACAGTTCAAAACAGACCCACAAGGATTAGGCAAACTGATCAACAAATACATGACACCTATGACAGACTTGGTGTTAGCAAACAATGGCACAGTAGACAAATACATTGGAGATGCTCTCATGGCAATATGGGGTGCTCCACTTGACATAGAAGACCATGCTCAACAAGCCGTGGATACAGCAAGGGCTATGGAACCAGCATTGGCAAAATTAAATAAGGAATTACGTGATGAGGGACTCATGGAGTTATCAATTGGCATTGGTCTTAATACTGGCGATGCTGTTGTGGGTAACATGGGGTCAGACCAAAGATTTGACTATTCTGTTTTAGGAGATAGTGTAAACCTTGCGGCAAGACTTGAAGCACAAACAAAAGAATATGGTGTGTTTTTTATGTTTACAGAATATACATTAGCACAAATAACTAAAGAAGAAAATTTAGTAATGCTAGATAAAATTGCTGTAAAAGGACAAACAGCACCAGTTAAAATTTACACAATTTTAAACGATGACAAATATGCTAGAACTGTTAGACGTATGGTAGATGCGTATCAAGACAGAGAATGGAGCACATGTGCTAACCAAATACAAATATTAAAAGAACATAAATGGAATGACACACTTGCTGATTTGTATGCTGAAAGAATTACAAGACCATGCCCAGAGGGTGAGTGGGATGGTGTTGATAGAAAAACTTCTAAGTAATTATATTTCTGGATCCCATTTTCTTAAACTAGTAAAAAAATTTGCATATTCTAAAAGATCATTTCTCAAAGTTCGTAAGTGCCTAATTTCTAAAGGAATATCAAGATCACCTGCTTCATATAAAGGCACATAATAATTTAAAATTTTATCAACTTTAGCTCTATCCTTTATTACATCTTCTATAATTTGGTGATAAACTTCAGGATTTGTAACCAAGGAATGTATCCAGCCGTGATGTTCATTGTGATGGTCAAAAGAGTAAATTATTTCTCTACACTCGTATACTAATGCCCTAATAGGGTTTATATTTTTTCTATATTTTTTCAAAACAGCAGGATATATCCAACGCTCATTACGAGTATGTTGATTCTCTAGAAATGCCGTGTATTCGTTTAATAAACTTTTGTGTAATTCTTCCTTGCTTGATTTTAAATTTACTTTATATTGATCAATCAAGTTCAGTGCTATTCGTTGATACTTCTTTGATAAAGCAGGTAATAACTCTAAAACATCTGGTATAGTAAACGTGCCATCAAAAAAAGCAGTCGGAATAGATTTGTGTTTGTGGTATTTATTGAGTTCTGTAGTTAAACGAATGGCGTTAAAATTTATTACATCGTCTGCCATGCATATATTTATCCACAGTGAATGTTTAAAATAGTATGCAGTTTATTGGTACCTTTATTTCTGCCTAATGTATTTCTTGCACCTTCGTGTAAAGGTTTTGGCCATTGTCCAATGTTGACCCAGGCATACCCAGCACTTTCGTTATTTAATACAGGAATAAATTCTTTATCTACAATAGCAACAAAACTGTAATACATAAATTGTTTATTTGCACTTTGAAAAACATCAATTGGATTTAACTTGCTTATGTCAGGTACTTCTACAATTTCTTCTCTGAGTTCACGTTGAATGCATTCGTATGGAGTTTCAAAATCTTCCAACATGCCTCCCCAAAACCCCCAAGTGTTCTTTTGTCTTTTATTAGAATTTCGTAATTGAAATAAACATCGGCCTGTGTCTTTGGACAAAAATAACACACCAGCACCACTTATGCCTTTGTGTTTTTTGATATTGGTCATGGGATTGAGTTTATCTATAATGCTTATATGTTTAGTCTCCAATACCCCGGATTGTAAATTCCTTCGTATGTGCTTGTCCATTGTTGATCTTCCCATTTGTATTGTTTGTTTGTGTAAGTGTTAAGTACATATCTAACTGTGCCGTCGGCAGTTGATGCATCAAATGTGATATTCCATTTTGTTCCATCATATTCTATAATATCGTCTGCATTAGCATTTATGCCCCAGTTATGGCCTTGTATTTCTTTTGTAAGTAAATATCGTTGTCCTAGGGTGGCGGCATTTAGTGTACCATCACCCGGATAGTTTACACTAGGATCAACAATACGAGTAATACTTGATAATGTTGTTGTTGGTAAAGTATCAGTATCTAATGTAAATATTAGTTTCGATGAATCAACAGAATTTCTTGCAACTATTCCTGTTATTAAATTATCTTCCGAATCTATATTGTTAGAAATATTTAATTGTAAAGTACTTCCATCAGTTAGTGGTATGTCATCAAGATCTTGAGATCCTACTGTTCCTGTAGTACCTTGTGGTGATAATATCTCTAGTAAATCATTCCAATTTGCTAATGTTGTTCCGTTATCTTTATACAGTGTAGCCATATTACCAACAACTTCTACTTGATAATTGTTTGGACTTATAGTGTGTATTTCAAAATCGTCTTCTATAGTTCTAAAGAAATCAAAAATATCGTTGTCGTAGCCTAAATTAGACATGTCGTCTATTTTATATACGTTTGTAACAATAGTGTTGATAATTTTTTGTCTTCTTACTTTAGAAGGTGGACTTAACCATATCGGCAATGTAAATGTTAAAGTTGCCACATCTATGGTTTCATCTACTCCGGCTGGAATACTTCTGTTAGTCCATTGTAAATCAGTTAGTTCTACTTCAAATAAACTTGTCCAGTCTATAGGATTTGATGTGTGTTGCAATACCAAAGACGGATTAAATAAAATAAGTATTTGCTCTAAAACTTGTAGTTTTTGATCAGTGTTACCAGTCCAAATATCTACATTCATAGTTAAGTTGTAAGGAACAGGCATGTATCTATCGGTGCTGTAGAGATTGCCTTGCCCACTCTGATAAGTTCCAGTAGTACTATCAAATTGTCGTTCAGCAATTTGAACTTTGTCTACTAACATTGGATCTTGTGTTCTATCTCTGGCAATCAATAAACTTTGAATACTACATGCTATAAACGGTGTACTGTTGACCATATTCTCACTACCTTTCTTGAGAATATGTGCAACCATTCTGCTCATATCGGCATATCTTACTGGTATTTTATTATAATATGTTGAACCATTTCTTGTGCCTTCGCTTACTTTGAATCCGCTAAAAATTCTCATAAACTGAGTTAAGTATCTTCTTAATTGTGCATCATACCAATAATCTAAATGATCTGCCATTTTAATCTGCCTTAGGCTTTACAGCCTTACTAAGATTTGTTTTTTCAGGTTGAGTTGTGCCATCTGTGTTAGTTGTAGTATTATCATTGTTTATAAATGATGTAAGTAATCTATTAGCCGCAGACCACGCCTTCTTATTATCGTCACTGATTTTAATCCATCTACTATCAGATTTTTTAAATAATCTGTGCGGTTCAAAATCTGTTCTCAAGAAAAAATCTCCGTTATTTGCTAGTACTGGAAAACTATTACCACTACCAACAATATTTACACCATTTGGTGGTGTACCATCACCTGGAAAATACAGTCCTGGTTTGTTATCAGGATCCTCTGGATCTGAATATAAATGCCCGCCATCAAAATATCCTGGTGCATAAGGCATTTCATTGTTTGCAAGTTCTACAACTTTATCAGAAACAGCAATTTCTGTGCTGTATGTGCTTAAAATATTTCTTAAGTCATCAGCCTCTTCACCAGTACCAAGAATATCTCGGTATTCTGGGCTATCAGTTATGTTAGTAAGTTTAACTCTCCATAAATGAGGCCACCAACGTGCATCAAATCCTTCTGCAGGTCTTCCTGCATCGCTGACTACAAAGAATCTATTTACAGCATCACCACCACCTAATAATAAATCATCTCTAAGGTGGGGAAGCTCAATTACATCTCCAGCCATTAAACGTCTACCAAGTAAACTTGCACAAGTGTTCATGTGGAATGTCATGGTCAACGAGTCGCTGTTCATAAACAACCCAAATTGTGTTAAGTCAAATTCTGGCTCAGCAATATTATATGCACCACGTAATTCATATATATCAGTGTCATATTTTCTATCTCTGTTTTCTAAAAATAAAACATCTTGAATATATAATTCGTCAGAACCAATACTGGCAGACGTATCATCTTGATATGTTCCAATATATTTGTGAACATATACTCCTGTACCACCTGCGTTTACATGTTCCGCAACAATACGATCTATAAATTCGTAATCGTTGGTTTTATTTTTGTTCCATAAACTTAATCTTGGCATAATGTACTATTTATCACTTTTAAAAATTCTTGACAAAACTACTGATAAGTAGTATAATAGAATACCCGGAGAGGTGGCTGAGTGGTCGAAAGCGGCACCCTGCTAAGGTGTTATACGGGTAACTGTATCGAGGGTTCGAATCCCTCCCTCTCCGCCAGAACACACATATAGGAAATAATATGGGAAATAGAAGAACATACAGCACTGACACTGTTAAATCATTACAAGGAAGTGTAAAGATTGAACATACTTTAGCAGTAAACGGTGCAAAAAATCTTAGAAAATTACTAAATGAAAATGACTACATCAATACGTTTGGTGCTTACAATGGTCAACAGGCTGTACAACATGTTAAAGCAGGACTTAAAGCAATTTATTGTTCGGGTTGGCAAGTTGCGGCTTCGGCTAATAGTCAAAATGAAACATATCCAGATCAAAGTTTATATGCAGTAGATTCTGTACCAAATGTTGTACGTTCAATCAACAATGCGTTTCGGAGACAAGACCAAATTGAAGTACTTGAAGGCGGAGAAGGATTTACATTTGCACCAATTATTGCTGATGCAGAAGCAGGGTTTGGTGGAGCCCTCAACGCATATGAACTTGCTAGAAATCTCATCGAAGCAGGTGCGGCGGCAGTACACTTCGAAGATCAACTTGCAAGCGAAAAGAAATGCGGACACTTAGGCGGTAAAGTTCTTATTCCTACCAGCCAGGCAATTAGAAATCTAACAGCGGCAAGATTAGCCAGTGACGTAGCAGAAACCGACACAGTGATTATTGCTCGTACTGATGCAGAAAGTGCCAAATTGTTAAGCAATGATGTTGATGACTTAGACAAAAGATTTTGCACAGGCAACAGAACACCAGAAGGTTTTTATGAAATCAACGGTGGCATGGAGTACGGTGCAGAACGTGGACAGTCTTATGCTGAGTATGCAGATTTAATTTGGTGTGAAACAAGTACACCCAGTTTGCGTGAAGCAAAGTATTTTGCTGATGCAGTAAGAGGAGCATACCCAGATCAAATGTTAGCATACAACTGCTCGCCAAGTTTTAATTGGAGACAAAGTATTCCAAGCAGTGAAGAACTCAAAGAGTTTCAACGTGAACTTGGTAAACTTGGGTTCAAGTTTCAATTTATTACACTTGCTGGATTTCACACTACAAATTTTGCAGTGTTTGAATTTGCTAAAGCATACAAAGAACAAGGCATGTTGGCCTATAGTGATTTACAAGAACGTGAATTTAAAGCACAAGCAGATGGATTTACAACAGTAAAGCATCAAAGAGAAGTTGGCGTTGGATATTTTGACGCAATCAGTAATGCTGTTGGCGCAGGTAGTGTAGCGGCATTAAAGGATAGTACAGAATCCGCACAGTTTTAGGTCCGGTAGTTCAGTTGGTTAGAACGCCTGCCTGTCACGCAGGAGGCCGAGGGTTCGAGTCCCTTCCGGATCGCCAGAGTGGGTCTTTAGCTCAGTTGGTTAGAGCGTCGTCTTTACACGGCGAAAGTCGTTGGTTCGAATCCAACAAGACCCACCATTTAATTATGAATATACCGTATGCAAAATTTAGATTACCAACAGGAGGCAATGGCCTTCCTGCTATGTTGCACAAGAATAAAATTGCTAGAAGTATCAACGAATGGGCAAAAACAAAAGACATAAACGTAGTATATGATACTGAAGGATACACTTTTAATGTTAAGTTTGAAACCCAAGAAGACCTAATAATGTTTAAATTGTCATACACACCATTAAAAGATTCTTTTTCTGCCTATGAAATTTTTTATTTTTAGTAAATATACGGTTAAGGCGGATATAGTATAACGGCTATTATGAGACCTTGCCAAGGTTTAGATCCGAGTTCGATTCTCGGTATCCGCTCCAATTTGGTACTTGTACCGGGATTTTAAAGATGACAAAAGCAAAAACAACAGCAAAAGCAACTGCAAAAAAAGCACCTGCTAGAAAAACAACAAAAAAAGTTGACACAACTTTTGATTGGAGCAAAGTAGGTGAAAATGTACAAAAAAATGCTGAAAGAATAAGTGCTAATATTAGAGCAAATGCAGATAGAATTGGTAATAATATTAAAGATTTAATGAATAGATAATATCTAGTGGGGCGGTAGCTCAGTTGGGAGAGCGTCTGGTTTGCATCCAGAAGGTCGCAGGTTCGACCCCTGTTCGCTCCACCACTAGTGGTATGTCGGATAAACTAGAAGAAATAATAACACATGCAATTTTGCAGATTTTGCTTGAAGCAAGACGGCAAGGTAAAGAAATGTTAAGTTACGAAGAAATTGTAACAATGTTAGGTATGGACGATACTTCTTTACTAACTAAATTTGAAAAAGATGCTATGGTTGTGTTAAATGAGGACATGCTAAGTCAATTAGATGACCCAGAATTATTACAAGCAATGGTAGAATCGTTAGGAGAAACAAAACATTGAACACAGAAACAGTAACTTGGGTACACCATTGGACAGATAAAACATTCAGTTTTAAGACTACTCGCAATAAAAGTTTTAGATTCCGCAACGGAGAATTTGCTATGATAGGACTTATGGCAGACAACAAGCCATTACTCAGAGCATACAGTGTTGCAAGTGCAAACTATGAAGATCATTTAGAGTTTCTCAGTATTAAAGTGCCCGACGGACCTCTTACAAGTCGTCTACAGCATTTAAAAGTTGGAGATGAAGTAGTTGTTATGCCAAAGTGTACAGGCACACTGTTGATTGATAATTTAACTCCTGCAAAAAATTTATTTTTGTTATCAACTGGCACAGGACTTGCCCCGTTTATGAGCATAATCAGAGACCCAGACACATACGACAAGTTTGAAAAGGTTATTTTAGTTCATACCACACGAACACACAACGAACATGCATACAGTGATACCATAAATGAATTGTGCGAAACATTTCCATTAGAATATTATGACACATGTACACAACAAGACTATATCCGCAAAGGAAGATTTTGGCAACACATTGAAAATTTTACAGAAAATGGTTTTGATAAACAGACAGATCGTGTGATGGTGTGCGGTGGCCCTGAAATGAATTATGAATGTAGAGAGTTTTTTGAAATGCTTGGATGGCAAGAGGGCAACCTCGGCGAAGCCGGAGACTTTGTATTAGAAAGAGCATTCGTTGACTGATAAATAATACAATGCTTAACAGAGAAAATCACAATACATTTGACCATTCTTTATATCAAGAACATCACCATCAAGATGATTTAATCAATCCCTTTAAAAATTTTCCTGTAGAGCACACACCTGTCAATTTTTTATTGTTTACTGATTCACCACAATGGGGAACAACCACCAGTCAAGACAATTCTCAGTACATTTTAACTGCTAACAGAGATAAAGGTGCAAAAGTAATTGCTAAAAGTTTGTTAGGGCAATGGAAAAACGGCGATTTTGATCATATGCACCATTCGTCGAGCAAATATATGGGTGCATATAAATTAGCTCACGAAATAAGACAACATGGTTTTACAGTACAGGTGGTAGACTATCACACTCACCTAGATAGAAAAACATTAAAACGTATCATAGACAAATTTGTAGGAGAGGAAACTTTACTAATTGGCGTTAGCAACACATTTAGATTGTTTAGAGCTCTAGGAATCCGTGCATCAGTGTGTAATTTTGACCCGTTTGAAGATTTTAACAATGAAGAAGTTATAGAATGGTTTTCTTCTAATAACTATAGTAGATTTTTTTCTTTAGGAGGTCCTGCAGATAGAGATTTAAAGTCTTACATACATAATATAAATCCTGATATAAAATTTATCATAGGCGGTGCCTACACAAATCCACAACAAAGTGTTACAAAAGATGAAGAACTGATAGATTATATAAATTTAGGATATGGAGACTTGACTGTACCAGAACTTTTACAGCAATTAAAAGAAAAAAATACTGATGCAATCAACTATCCTAAAAATAATAATGATGTTTTAACTCTTATGGATGCAAAAAGTCGTTTAGATATACAGCATTCTACAATGGAATGGCAACCAGAAGATATTGTGTTAGATGGAGAAATTTTACCTTTAGAAGTATCACGAGGTTGCATTTTTAAATGTAGATTTTGTAGTTTTGCCCTTAACGGTAAAGAAAAAGGCGAAGCATTAAGAGGTATAGACCGTATCGAAGAAGAACTTGTTGAAAATTATGAAAAATATGGTGTAACTAATTATTGGTTGACCGATGATACGTTTAATGATGACCATGACAAACTGGTTGCTTGGTACGAAATGAGTCAACGATTGCCTTTTAAGTTAAAATGGAGTTCCTATATCAGATGGGATCTAGTGTACGCCAACCGAAATCAAGAAATACCACAAGCAAAACTTATTGCTGACAGTGGAGGAACGTTTTTAAATTTAGGTATAGAAACAACTAATCCAGAAAGTGCAAAAGATGTAAGTAAAGGATTAGATCCAATGCTACAATTTGAATTTATGAATGAAATGAAACAAACATATTTAAAAGATGTTCATTTAATGAGTGGATTTATTGCCGGATTGCCTAGCGATACAAAACAATCGCTTCGAACAATGTCAACATTCTTAACTTCGAATAATAATCCTCTAGTGACCACTAACATGAATCCATTGTTTATAAGAAATATAGGCGATGACGCCACATATTTTACAGAACAAAGCGAAAGTGAATTCAGTAAAACATGGCGAGATTGGGGATATGAGGAAACAACAGTAGATATGAATGGTCAACCTATACCTCAAGCATTTTTAGATGTTTGGAAGAGTGTAGTAATTTGGAAAAATCGAAACGGGCTTACATTTTACGATACATTTAAATACGCTCTACGTTTCCACGAACGATTGCATGCATTAAAAAAACAAAAAACTGGAGGATTGTTTTTTGCACACGGATTACCTTTTAAAGATCCACGTCTTTTTTCCTCTCCCACAGATTATGATGAAAGTAATAACAACATTTATAATTTCAAAGAGTATGCAAAAATAAATCAGTATTTTTACAAATTGTTTACCTTTAATCAATCTCATTCTAAAAAATAAATTGTAAATATGGGTATGGAACTACCTCATCAAGAACCAATTAAACTTCTCGGCAATGTACAATATATAGATTCTCAATCAATTGAGTCTGTTTACAGTATAGACCCCGATCATCCTGTGTTGGAAGGACATTTCCCCCACATTAAAATATGGCCAGGCGTATATATGATTGAGGGAATGAATCAATGCGCCGGCTACCATGCTCTTAAAATTGCAGAAGAGCAAGTTGGTAAAGTTAAACACAAAGATTATGTTACTTTTGTTACGTCAGTTGACAAGTGTAAATTTAGAAACCCAATATTTCCTGGAGATACCATACTTTATAAAGCAACACTAGTAAAAAAACGAAGAGATCATATTTTTTATGATTGTGTTGTATTCAAAAATGATGTTAAATGTGCATCAGCCACTATAGGTCTGACAGCAAAAAGGCTGTAATATTTACGTTGACCTAAACTTTAAAATGTTATAATATAACAGAGCTAAATATTAGCACAGTAGATTTACGGTTTTATCATGTACTGTTTAGAGCAACACTGGATATGCTTGCTTCGATAGCGAGTATATCCTAGGTAGTTTACACACAGGGAGATACTACATGTTAAATTCAATGAAGTTAGGCCTAACTTTATTTGCATTGGTACTTGTAACAGGATGTGCGGGCAATCAAGCCGCCCGCGATTATTACATGGCAGTTCAATCATCTGCTAATGCTAAAGCACAGGCTGATACCGCAAGGTATGCCGCACTTGCCAAAATGGCAGGAAATGGCGGAGAGGCAAGTGTAGCGGCCACTATGGCTATTGCACTTACACAACCAACAGCAATTACTCCACAATATGTTGAGTCAGATGCTCTTAAATGGGCGTCAGTCCTTGCACCTAGTGTTACAACACTTGGTCTTGGATTTGTACAGGCAGGCGTTGCTAAAAATGCCAGCAACAATGCCGCAGAAGTGCAAATGGCGAGTTTTGCAAGTCAAGAAGCAATTCAGTTAGGACAACAAAACATGGTGTCCAATTTAGGACAATCGTGGGCAACCACAGCCGCAGGCAGTGCTGATCTTGCTATTGCAGGGTTTAATGCACTTAATACAGCAGGACAACAAACTGTTGATTTAGGTGTAGCAGGACTCAATACAGCAGACAGTATTGCGGGTGCTGGCTTTGATGCCAATACCACTATTGCAGGCTTAGGCTTTGCAACTGCTGACAGCATTGCTACA